GTGACTGCACCTGATACTCCTCCGCCGGTCATACCAGTACCTGCTGTTACACTTTCAATATCTCCAGCATCATTTGTGAAACTAAATGTACCTGTTGCACTATCGTAACTTAAATCGCCGCCGGCACTAAACATGCCTCTAATTTCTGCTGTATCGCCTGTAATAGCACCAGTTGTACTGTTATAGTTTACACCACTGCTACCACTAAAGTGTGCTCTTGTTTCTGTTGCACTTGGACCATTATATGTAAACACACCTGTTGCACTATTGTATGCAAATGATCCGTCACCGCCGTTGTCTACTGAACTAATATTGCCTCTTGCAACATTTACTATGTTGTCAGAATTTGCACTAAAAGTAAGTACTGATGTATTAGCACTTCCTGATTCTACACCGTCTATGCCTGTACCAGTACTAATTTGTTTTAAGAAATATGTGCCACCTGATAGAGGATGAGATATTGTAAAGTCACCTGATGTACCGTCACCTACGTTTAATTGACTGACAGTTTCACCTGCAAGTTCAATAACTTGGTTGTTTTGTACACCTTTTAATTTGTTTTGTGATGCATCATAGAAAATAGTACCATTTACTAATAAGTTTGCTGGTGTATGTCTTGCACCTAATTGTATAGCACCATCAACTGTGAGTCTTTCTAGTGGTCTACCACCAGTAGTAAATGTATTACCATCACCTGAATTGTTTGCCGCATCTGATTCTGATGCTTTATCATACACACTTGTATAGGTTGCAACGTTACTAAAGTCTCCCACAAACATTGTGGACTTACCAAAGTTTACAAAGTGTGCTCTTTCTACACCAACTTCAACACTACTGTATGTTGGTGATGTATTTAATGTACCACTTGTTGTGCCACCGGTGTAAGTTGAAACCGTATCATTGGCATCTGTGATCATGCTAATATTACTGTTTTGAATTACTAGTCCGCCGTTGCTGTCAATGTTTCCTTTTCTTAATACATAGTCTACGTTAGAAGCAAAAAATTGATTTGTTCCTATATTTGTATTACTATTTCTTGAATGTATAATATTACCAAGAATAATTGTACTAGGAATACCTGTACCTGCAGGCCATGTTGCGTCTGTTCCGTAACCCGGAGAGATTAAAACATTATCTCTGAATACAGTTTTCTTATCTACGTTTTGTGGTCCACTTAATGGTGTACCTTTTATCAATACAGGATATTCGTTTAATGCATTTGCACTCTCACTTAGATTTGGTTCTATGATTATGTCAGAGTTACCAAATGCTATAGTTGATGCATTACTTGAATTACCTGTGTGGCTAAATCTATACCAGTTGGATTGTAATTCAAAATTCTTGTTTACTAAGTTGCCATAAATGTTAGTGTTTGCACTATCTACAGATGACACAACAACTGTGTCAACATAGTTTTTAGTTGCGGCATTAGAGCCGCCTGTTGGACTTCCTGACAATGTGAGCTCGCCAGTCATTGCAGTATTACCATTGATTGGTAATCTTTCTACTATGTCTGCATTAGCACCAACAATTTTTGCTGTTAAAACGTTACCTAAATTTGCATCGTCTATTAAAGCATTTGCTATTTCGCCTAATGTATCTAGTGCCGCTGGTGCGTCACCTACTAAATCTACTATTGCTTTTTCTACATAGGCCGTGGTTGCAAGAACCGTGTTGTTTGAACCTGGAGATTGTGTAGTTGCTGTTGCTGTTGCACCAGTTAAATCTACACTACCTGTAAATGTTTTAGTATCAGCAATACTTTGATCGCCACTTGTTCTTAAAACTGTACTATCTACTTCTATATCGTTTGCATTAGCAGTGATACCATCGCCACCTATAACATTAAATGTTCTTGATGAAGCAATCGTACCGCCACCTGTTAAACCTGTTCCGGCAGTAAGTGTTACGTTATCATGGTTTACATGCTCTGCCGCAACATAACCGTCTAAATTATCATGTTGTATTTCACCTTCAACTGCTTGGAAGGCTCCTGTTGAACTATTGTAATCAACACCGTTACTTGCACTTAGATGTGCTCTAACGTTACTTGCTGAATTGTCTATTCTTGTTTGTACTTCTGCTAAACTAGGACCAGTATAAGTGATTACACCTGATGTGCTGTTGTATGCTAATGATCCATCACCACCTGTATCAGTTACACTAATATTAGATCTTACACTTGCTACAAAATTATTTATTTGTCCTGAACTAATATTTGCTGATTGTTCACTAGCACTTGTAATTCGACCTTTTGAATCTACTGTAAAACTTGTTGTATGAGTTGCATTTCCATATGACCCTGGAGTTACCGTTGTGTCACCTAAATCTAATGCTACTGCGGCTGTTTCTGTTCCACTTCCTGTGACTACTAAATTGCCATTTCCAACATCAGCAATACCTGAAACATAAGAGCCGGTTGTATCGGTGCCTAGTGTTATACTATTTGGTTGAATAGTTGTTGTAATGCTAGGTGACCAACCACCATTTGATGTCATTCCAAATGTTGCACTACCTGTAACATCACCTGTTAAAGTAAGTGTAATATCTGAGATTAAACTATCTGCTTTAGTTGAGGTACCTGTGAATCTAGTACCTGTAAATGTTGTACCGTTAAAGTTTGTACCGTTAAATGTTGTTGCATCAACATTTGCACTTGCTGTGATATTATTTGCACTTACATCACCTTGTGCTGTAATGTTCTGACTTACATCCACTGGACCAGTAAAATATGTATCTATCTTATTACCGTTTTCTAGTGCTAATGTTAAATTTGCACCGTCCCATGACATCTTAGCACCTGCAGAACCAAACTGATAAAAAGATGTTGATGCATTATTATTAAAATCAATAATGTATCCATCTGCAGAGTTTTCTGCAACTGTGTCGCTGACATAAGTTGTATTGCCTTCAACACGTAGATCACCTTCGATAACTGTACTACCAGTAATGTTTACGTTTCCGGTGACATTTGAAAAACCAGTAACAGTTAAGTTACCTTGTTCGTTTATGAATAAATCTCCGTTTAAATGTAAACTACCGTCCGGGTTGAATCTTGATTGTGTTGTCATTTATAAAATCCTAATTGCGTAATGCATTTATAATGTATTTATCATTTTGATTAAAAAGTCAAAAAAAAGCACCTACCGAAGTAGATGCTTTTAATTTCTTGGATGTTCCCTTTAAGATTAGATCTTACTGGAATGCTACGTTTGATAAAGTGATTGCATCAACGTAATCTGCCGCGTTACCCAAAGATGAAGCAGTATTAGTAAGTTCGATATAACCATATCTGGTCATGAAACTTACAACTGGTTCAAAAGTAGCAGGATCCATAACAGGACCTGTACTCATCAATGGAATGTAAGGACAATAGAACGCTGGAGCGTCTGTTTCACTTGAACCTTTGTATCCAACTAGGACTTTAGTTCCGTCTGCCGCATATGAATCAACAAAAACCTTGATAGTACCGTTAAGTACACCAGCAAGTTTAGTGTTAGTAGGTGCGTCAAATGAACCTTCTGTAGTTCTAGCAAATGTTGAAGTAGTAGCAGACTGAAGAATAGTTAAAGCCTCAGGAGAAACTACGATGTAGTTACCTGCGCCTCTTCTTGTTCTTGCCGCGATTCTGTTAGCACTTCTGTTGATTTCAACAGCCAATAACGCATGTCTATCACCTACGAAAGTTGGTGTATAGTCAGAGCTAATAGCGCCGAAGTCTAAAGCAGTACCTGAACCTGCTAAAGATCTTAGTGAACCGATAATTTCTTGGTCGATTTCAACTACGATTTCTTGAGCTAGTGCCTGCATAATTTCTGCTTCTACATCAAGACCATGCATCGCTTCAGCATCTTGTGCCGCTTCGAATGTCCATCTTGCTGATAGACGTCTTGTTTTTGCTTCTACAGTTTGTTTTAAGATTTGGATACTCATTTTCTTACCTGGTGTTCCCTCTGCTGATGCTGTTGCATCTGGATTACCTGAGTATTGATTCGCAATCTTAAATGGTGAAAGAGCTTCATCACCTGGATTTACTCCAGATGCACTTTCGGCATACCTTGTTCTTAAGGTATGGATTTGTCCTACTGGACCACTCATAGGTTGAACCCCTACAAGTTCGTTAGCAATAACAGAAGGCATAACCCTTCTAATTAGAGGTAACATTACTTTGTTTAAAGTAGCAACGTTGCCAGCCTGTGTTGCACCGCTTGATGCTGATTCCTGAAGATGTCTCTTAGTATTCTCAAGGACTACGTCTAAAGTGCTCTTTCTAGAACCGCTTAAACCTTCAAGTAGTGCGTCCTTTGTTGCTGACCAATTGCTCTCAAATAATTCTGCCATCTTAATTCTCCTAATTATTGTGAAAGTCCGGCTAATTTACGGATTTGGTTTATTTCAACCACGTCCTGTTCATCTTCAGATGAAGGCTGAACGTTCTTATTACCAGTGTGATCTTTTCTCACTGATTCATTTAATGGTTGTCTTTCTTCGATAGTGACTTTTTCACCATCCAATACAGATGGTAGATACTTATTGAATTGCTTCTCTAAGTTATCTGTTTTTACACTTTCGAGTAAATCGACCATCAATTCTTTTTTTGCTTTAGATAAAGGTTTGAGAAGTTCGTCAAGTTTTTCCTTACGGTCCATCTTGTCTTCTGCAACTCTTAACTTACTTTCAGTTAAAGCAACTGCTTCTGCTTTCGCTTTTGCTTCTGCTTTGCTTTCTGTAAGATCTTTCTTTACTTCAGCGATTTGTTTTTGTAAATCTTTTACCTCTGAGCTTTCGTTCAAGTAACTTGATCTATACTCATTAGCAAATGATTCAAATATTCTACGACCAAAATCGTTCTCTCGGGCGGCTGTGATATCGTCTTTAAATGTAGCAACGTTCTCTTTTACGATCTTGTTTACTACAATCTCAACTTTGTCAGCGGCTCGTTTAATGAAGTCTGATTTAGATTCAGCAAGTTGTTTCTTACCTTCTCTTACCATCTTCACTTTTTGTTCTACGAGTTCTTGCTTGTCTGTATGGAACTCTTTTAATTCAGTTGCTAATTGCTCAACAACAAAATTATCAAGTTTAGAAACATGTGATTGAACGTTAGTTCTATCTGCTCTTAGTTCTTTTACTTCCTTTGCAAGATTTTCTGCTACAAACTTTTCAAGTTTTTTAGCATGTTCGCTAACAGCCTTTTTGTAAGCAACTCTTTCTTCAGCGACTTTTTGTTTATCATCGGCAAGTTCAAGCATTTCTGCTTCAACTCTTTCTTTGATAAACCCGTCAACTGCTTCAACGATAAGACCTTTGTCATGCTCATATCTCTGAGCAAACTCTTCTCTTAGTTCCGCTGTAAGTTGTTCTTTGGCTTCGGCAAGACGACTTTCCCAGGCCTCAACGATACTTTGACGAGTTTCCTCGTTTATATCATTCGACTCGATCAGGTCCTCAAAATTTACTGCCATAGTAGTCTCCTACCTCAATTTTAGCTCGTTTATAAATGAAACGATTGATTTAGTTAAGTGCTTTTCTGCACCAATGTTACCGTGTGTATAGTCTTGGGCAATTTCATGTATCATGCTACCGCCTCTCATGTTAAATAATGACTCGTATATAGTCTTTGGATATGCGTCTGGGGCCGAAGGCTGTGCAACAATATCAACAGTAACAATATCAAAATCAGACACACGACCTGATTCATTTACGTTACCGCTACCTCTACTGCTAACACCTAGTTTTGCACCTGCTTTTAATAAAGCCTTTGCAATATTTCCCATTGGCGTATCAATGATTTTCAATTTCCCTAGTCCGTCCGAGCCATCACATTGCATTTCTGTAATGATATGACTCACTCGGTCTAAATTGATTTGAAGTTCTTCTGGATGATCTAACTCACCCATTACTGTCTCACCTACTGATAATCTTTTAGTAACATTTTCTACAGCACGTTGAATTTCATCTTTCGGATAAACTCTTCCATTTTGATTTTTAACATCGCCTTGGATGAATAGTCCTTGCATGAATAGGTCCTTACCGTCATTAGATTCGAGTAATTCGATTCTATTTGAGTCTGGTCCTAAATATTCGTATAACTTACGCACTATTATATATTAC